TCTTCTACACAGGCAGACTTAACAATCTCGCGTATTAGTGTTTCTACTTACGCCACTATCCCAAATAAACTTAGTCAGGCTCGCCCAATTCAAGTTTGGATTCAGCGTCTATCTGGGGAAACTAATCCTACAAGCTCTGTGCTCGCCACGGCCATCAACTCTACAGACACCACGATCACGCTTAACACGGTGGTTGGGTTAGCCAATGCTGGGTTTATACGCCTAGACACCGAAGACATCTATTACACATACGTCACAGGGAATACCCTAGGCGGTGTGTTCCGTGGCCAGAACAATACGACCGCAGCTTCTCATGTGATTAATACTGCCGTGTATGTTCCTCAGCTTCCTGCTGTAACTGTCTGGCCTACGCCTGACAACTCTACTCCTTACCAGTTTGTGTACTGGAGACTGCGCCGAGTACAAGATGCTGGCGCTGGTGTTGAGACAGCAGACATGAACTTCCGCTTCCTGCCATGTTTGGTAGCGGGCTTGGCGTATCACATCGCAGTTAAAGTGCCTGAGCTGATGCCCCGCATCCAGATGTTGAAACAGATTTACGACGAGACATTTGAGATCGCCGCTGGTGAAGACCGTGAGAAAGCCCCGGTCAGGTTTGTGCCTCGTCAGCAGTACATTGGTGGTAGCTACTAATGGGCAATAGATTTGCATCCGGCAAGATAGCGATTGCTGAATGTGATCGCTGCGGCCAACAGTACAGATTAAAGCGGCTTAAGACTGAGATCATTAAGCAGCGTAAGTACGAGCTGTTGGTTTGCCCTACGTGTTGGGATCCAGATCAGCCGCAGTTAATGCTTGGAACGTTTCCAGTAGATGATCCACAGGCTTTGCGTAATCCACGTAAAGATACAACGTATGTGACTTCTGGTGTAAACGCTAACGGCAATCTTTCAGGTGGTTCACGGGACATTCAGTGGGGTTGGCAGCCTGTTGGTGGATCTAGATTTTTTGATGCAGAATTGACCCCCAACTACTTGGTGGCAACGACATTTGTTGGTACAGTATCAATATCTTAAGGAGTTAATTATGGCATTTACAAAATCAGCTGACGGTATTGCTAAAAAAGGCAAGACCGAAGGTAAAAACTACGGCGATAGTGGCCCCGTTGCTAAAATGATGCACGGCGGCAAAGGCAAAGGTAAGGGTAAAACCAATGCCGATATGTTGTCTATGGGCCGTAACTTGGCAAAAATTGCCGCACAGAAACGAGGCTAATCATGGCTACATTTAGCAAAAAATTAATGGGTAAAGAAGTCGGCGATGCTGCCGTCTATGCCACACCCCACACCATGACTGGTAAAGTTGTTAAGGCTTCCGACAATCCGGGTTCTGGCCCTGACCATAGCGATGCCAATACCGTCAATATGTCTGTTGGAAATATTAGTCGCCGTGCACAGCCAGCAACTAAGACAACTGGCATCAAAATGCGTGGCGCAGGTGCAGCTACTAAAGGCTTTATGTCTAGAGGCCCGATGGCATGACATACAACGAACTCGTCACGTTGGTTTCAGATTACTGTGAGAACACGTTTCCCACGGTGGATATGGACACGTTCATTCGGCAGGCGGAGCAGCGTATTTACAACACTGTTCAGATTGCTAATTTGCGTAGAAACATGACGGGTACTTTGTCGGCAAACAATAAATACTTGTCTGCTCCCGGCGACTTCCTGTCTACATATTCTTTGGCAGTGATTAACACCAACGGCGACTATGTTTATTTGCTCAACAAAGATGTGAACTTCATCCGTGAAGCATATCCCAGCTCATCTGCAACGGGTCTTCCAAAGCATTACGCCATCTTTGGCCCGTCAACATCTGATTCCAAAGAGCTGTCGTTTATCCTTGGCCCTACACCAAATACCAACTACGGTGTTGAGTTGCATTTTTACTACTACCCAGAATCCATTGTGACTGCTGGCCAGACTTGGTTGGGTGATAACTTTGACTCTGCGCTGTTGTATGGAACGATGTGCGAGGCAGTCACCTACATGAAGGGTGAGGCAGACATGGTTAAGTTGTATCAAGATCGCTATGTGCAAGCGATTGCTCTGCTCAAGAACTTGGGTGATGGCAAACAGCGTCAGGATGCTTACCGTGACGGCCAACTTAGGATTCAAGTTTCATGAGTTCTATTGTCCAAACGCAAACCACCAGCTTCAAAAAGGAGCTGTATCAGGCCGTGCATGACTTTACGACAGACACGTTCAATATTGCTCTGTACACAGCTAGCGCAGATTTAAACGAAACCACAACGGTTTATAGCGTTACCAATGAGGTGACGGGTGGTGGTTATGTGGCAGGTGGGATTGCGTTGACTGGCGTGACCATTAATTCGGATGGCTACACCGCCTACGTGAACTTTAACAATGCAGCTTTTGGTGCGGCAGTGACAGCGCGATGCGCTTTGATCTACAATGTTACCAAGGCAAACAGATCGGTGGCGGTGTTGGACTTTGGCTCAGATAAAACATCCAGCTCCTTCCTCGTAACCATGCCATCTAATACGGCAACAACCGCGTTAATTCGCTCTTCAAATTAAGGAAATATCATGTTTAATGAAATCGCCCGCTCTACAGACATCGTAGCCGCAGCCTTGGCAACTGCAAAACCTGTAACCGAAGGCGTTGGCGCTGGCGGTGTCTATACACTCCAGTGCTTCGACAAAGACGGCAAGCTAAAGTGGGAACACAGCTCCCACAACTTGGTGGTGAACGTCGGTCTACAGGACATGAACGCTCAGTATTTTAAAGGTTCTGCGTACACAGCCGCTTGGTTTATCGGTCTGATTGACGGTCCGGGTTCTGGCACTACGATTGCGGCTGGCGACACCGCCTCCTCTCACGGTGGTTGGACAGAGAACGTCGGTTACAGCAACGCAACTCGCCCCGCTGCCACATTTGGTACGGCCACCACAGCCAACCCATCCGTGCAGACTAACTCAGCTTCTCCGGCTTCATTTAGCATCAATGCCACTTCAACAATTGCTGGTGCGTTTTTGATCAGCAACAGCACCAAGTCCGGCACTACTGGTATCTTGTTCTCGGCTTCTGACTTTCAATCTCCCGGCGACCGCTCGGTGGTGTCAGGCGATACCTTGAACGTAACTTACACATTCAGCTTAACAGCGACTTAATCAGGAGTTAAATCATGGCAACAAAATTTGCAAAAGGCCAAGCTGTCAAATTGATCGCAGTCGTACCAGAAGGCCCAGTTCAAGCTCTGCGCATGGACGAAGACGGCAACTTCTTCTACATGATTGAGTGGACTGATGCGGATGGTAACGTCACGCAGCGCTGGTTTGAAGAGGCTCAGTTAGAACAGGCGTAATTTATGGCACTCGTACTCAAGGACAGGGTCAAGGAAACCACGACCTCCACGGGTACGGGTACCATAACACTGGCCGGGGCAGTCTCCGGCTTTCAATCTTTTTCGGTTGTTGGTAATGCCAACGTAACCTACTACGCCATTGTTGGTCAGTCCCCCTCTACGGAGTGGGAGGTTGGCATTGGCACGTATACGTCTTCCGGAACTACGCTTAGTCGGGACACCGTTTTAGAGTCCAGCAATTCTGGCTCGCTCGTTACATTCTCCGCAGGCACCAAAGACGTCTTTGTCACGTACCCCGCTGAGTATGCTGTTGTAGCAAGTAACAACTTTGGCACAGCTGGACAGGTGCTTACCTCCAACGGACCTAACGTAGCCGCAACTTTTCAGGCGGCAGGTGGTGGAGGATCATCTTCACCTATCCCCAAATTACAATCTTGGTCAATCGGAGCAATGTAAATGGCACAGAATACAAACCCTATTTTTCCGCTAATCCCTGTTAACTCTTGGGTAAGCGGAACAGCCGCAACTGCGGGTACTCCCGGCCTAACAGCCAACACGACCACAGACCTAACTGCTGGCACGATCTACGGCCCGATTGAAACAGCGGGTGCGGTGGAAGGCTCACGACTTGATTTCATCAAGGTTAGGGCGCTTGGAACTAACGTGGCGACTGTTATCCGCATCTGGTTGAACAACGGATCAGTGACTACAACAGCAGCCAACAACACGCTGTATCTTGAGCGCACCTTGTCTGCAACAACCGTATCTCAAACAGCAGAACTTCCAGACATCATTTTGCCTTTGAACATCAGTTTGGCAGCAGGGTATCGTGTGTACGCTACGTTTGGTACGGCTGTTGCGGCAGGATTCCATTTAACTGCCATTGGCGGGGATTACTAATGTTTACGGGGTTTGCATCCGAGAACACACCTGCAATTCAGGTGTGGGATTTCTTTAGGCCATATACAGGAACTGCAAGAGTTTCACTTGCAGATGATTGCGC